CCCTGCCGTTGCTGTGACTGCGCCAGTGAGTGTCGATGTCCCTGTCACCGCCAATGTCGTGCTTGCTGTAATCGCTTTAGCCGCCAAGGTTGTGTTTGCTACTGTGGCAGTTCCTGTGGCAGCGCCAATGTTGACAGCAGTCGCTGCACCAGCAAAGTTCACAGTGGTTGCTGTGGTGTTGGCCAGGGCAAATGTTGTTGATGGTGTCGTCAGGCCCGTAGTGACAGCTGGCGAGGTCAAGTTTGTTGTGCCTGTGGATGTCAGCGTACCCGTGACCGCCAAGGTCTTGCCAGCGCCAACATTGAGGCCAACACTTGTGCCAGTGCCGGCAGCTGCAAAAATTGCATCGACCAAATCAAGGTCTGTGTTGACCTTGGTCCCCCAAGTGTTTGAGCTTGCGCCAACTTCTGGCTTGGTCAGCAATAGGTTTGTGGTTGTGGTATCTGCCATTTTTAGTCCTTAACCAAAAGTTTTTGCGCGGATTAACAGCTTGCCGCCAGAGGTCGAGCCTCGGTCATCGGCCACTTGTAAGTCATTTAATGCGCGTTCATAAAGAGTCGCCCACACTTGAATTCTCGCATCATCTTGAAGATATGGCGCGGCCTGCAATAGCGCTCCATAAAGATATATATCAGAACTCGATGTCAAAATAAAATTGGTTGCAACACTTGCAGACAGTTTATTAAGGTTTGCAAAGTACACAATTTCTGCCGTGTAGGATGCATCTGGTGTCGGCACAAAACGAAACTCAGTGCCAACCACACCAAAAAACTTTGGCCTGCCACTGCCTGTAAATTTTGTTGATTCTTGGTCTAAGGCATCCATTGTCATAAAAGACATGGGTGTGTCTGGATTTGTGCTGGTCAACTTAAATGCTTTGACTTCCAAAAAGTCAGCAGGGGTTGTTTCAAACTCTCCATCCACTGTCAAATTTGACCTAGTCAGCATTTGCCTGGTGCGCAGTGTTCTTTCAATTTGCGCCTCGGCCAGAGAGATAAAGTCAGGGATGGCCGTGGTCAGGTCCGACCGATTAAGCCAGTCGCCAATGGATGTCTTCAGCTCTGTATAGGTTGTCAGTGCCATTATTGGGCCTCTTTTTCCATCTCTTCTTTCACAATCCAAGTGTGTTCATGGCGAAACTCAAACGTGCCAATGTGGCCAATTTCCTTTGAAACGTCATGGTCGATGTAGACTTTGTAACCTAGCTCTTGAGCTTTCTTACAAAAGAACACATCTTCACCCATGTAGCCTCTGGTGGTCTGCCATGGCATATCAAACCATGGCTCACTCATGCCCTCAAACACCTCGCGCTTGATCAGCATTATGCCCGTTCCAATGCTTCCCACCTCTTCTAATCCAGTGGAATCTTCCATGGTGTAGACCGCCTGGCGCTTGCCGTCAGCGTCATAGTTCTGGGCAGTTGGTCCAGTGGGCATTCTGCGCCTGGCACAGTTGGCAGCCACAATCTCTTTGTCGTGCTTTAAGAGCCGCTGGACCATGTCCTGTGGAAACGTCATGTCCGAGTCAATGAAAAGAATGTGGGTGCAGCCTTCGGCCATGGCATCCAAGCAAAGGTCAGCCCTTTGGTTTTGGATAATCGTGCCTTGCATCAATTTCAGGCTGATTGCGTCTGTGGTGTTGAGTGTGTGATAAGCCACCATATTCACCATGCAATAGGTGTAATTTGTGTGGACCTGATCACGGGCCGGTGTGCATACAGCAATGTAGTTCATACTTTCCCAGGGCGAGTTCTAAAAAATTGGTTGTCGGAGTCGTTGAGCCAGCGTTTCATGTACTCTTGGTCATCGATCTTGCCCTCGGCCTTCATCTTGTAATAAAGGGATTCGGGGATGGATGCCACCAAGTGCCACTCACCGGTCCAGTTGGCTTTCTCGTCTACAGCGTTATAGATGGCCTTGTTGGCCTCAATAACGGCAGTCACATCTTGTTGGGTCTCAATGGTCACATCGCCAGTTTCAGCATTCTCATGCCAAATTCGTTTGATGCCTTGATCTTTGTTTTCGCTAAATAGTCTTTTGTTAATCATGTTAAAAAAGGGCCAAGTTTCCCTGGCCCTTTCAGTTTACCTTCCGATTAGGAAGTAATCAGGTCTGCTGCCAAACCATGAGCATTTTCAGCCAACACTTTGTGACCCCACTCAACGATCAGCATACGCTTTTCAGCATCGCCAGTCTTGGCCAATTCGACTTGCTGGTAAGGGCGCAGCACTGTCATCTTGGCATAGTCAGGATCGATCACCCATGCATCGCGCTCACGCTGGAAGCGGTTTGCAATCACTTGCACATTGCCAAAGTCAGAGACATAAATGTCAACTGCACCGACCAATGTGGCAGGCTTTGCACCGCCATCAATGTTGAAGCGGCTGGAAGCAATACCAGAGAAACCTGACACGCGCTGCTTGTTAACAGGACCGCACATCAAAATCTTAGGTGTACCGCCAGCAGTCCACACTTTCTGAATCACATTCTTGAGAATGGTTTCAGTAAACGTGCGCACGTTGCCATCTGTACGGGCGCTGTTTGGCAGCGTTGTGTAAGATGGATCAGTACCATTGGTCTGCTTGTCTGTGTTCGTTTTGATAAACGCACCCAAAGAAGCAGTCACACGGGCAGTTGTCGCATCACCAGAAACAGCAATGCCGCCATTCAACATGATGAATTCTTGATCACGCTTCAACTCAGAACCACGCTTTGCGATCTGGTACGCCAGTTCGCTGCGACGGCCAGCTTTGTTAACTACTTCTTCAGTAGCTGACAAGATGATTGTCTTGCGTGAAATCTGTGCGTAGTTTTGCAAACGCACAGTAGCAGTCACAGAGTCAAAAGTACCAACGTCATCACCCTCAAGCTGTGCATTGGCAGCGGCTGCGGCCAAAGTATCAGATTGATACTCAAACAAACTATTGGTCACGTTTTCGCGGCCAATGTTGCTCATGTAAGGCGTTTCTTCCATCTATGTTGAGCAAGGCTCGTTAGACCTTACCTCCCTTGTGGGACTGCATATTTCTATGCAGATCAGACTATATCTTCACCCACTTTCGTGGGGCTAGGTGCTTCGGGCCACTTGGCCCTACGATCTTTCGATCTAGTCGTTGAACCTTCCTCTTTCGAGGCTCGGCTGCTGATTGCCCTCGGCTGCCTATCCGTTAGGGGTTTCCAGCAATTCTCCTAGTGTCAATTGCAAATTACTCTGCAACGGCCCTCAAGTTAAGGCGCAATGTTTGTGATCACATTGCTCAAGTCTTCGCGGATGCCCTTGGCCGAATAGGTCAAGAACGTGTTACTAACGATAGTCATAATTTTCTCACTTTAATAAAAGTTCAATTGCAGAAGCCGCATCATCGATGCGACCAGTTTTTGCAAGACGCTGCTTTGCTCGCATACCCTCAGTTGTTGTCGAAACCCGACCAGCTGCACCAGGCTTGGCTGTTCGTGGGCCATTGTTCACCACAGGCTTAATGCCTTGGCGTTTACTTACCATCTGGTCAAACAGTGCTGCTTTACGCAACAACAGGACCAGTCGGTGGTCGTAAACGCTCTTCAAGTCTTCATCGGAAAAGCCTGCTGCCTTTGCGGACTCAATCACCAGCGCCTTTTCGGCCTTTGCCCTCTTGGAATCTTTCCATTCGGGCAAAGCGGCCAAGAGAGCTTCTTGCTGGCTAGCAAATTGGGCTTCCATGGCACGCTGCTGTTCATACTGGGCCACTTGAGAGAGTCGTTGCTGTTCAGACTGAATAGCACCTAATTTCTCTTGTCGCTCCCGCATGACTTCCTTTTGCCTCACCCACTCGATTGGGTCTTCGTGATACAGACGTTCCAAATCGATTTGAGGCTCTGAAGACTGAAGTTGGGATTGCAATGCTCCTAACAATTGAGCGTATTGCTCACGCTCGGTCCGAATCGCCTGCGTTTCTTGCTCGACTTGCTTTCGCACTTCGGCAATCTGCTGCGTTTTCCGGCTGTAGTCTGAGAATCGTTGGTAACCATTTTGAAGCTCGTCTAGCGTCACAGAAACTTTCTTGCCGTCAACTTTGACAGTGAAAGTCTGCTGCTGTTCTTGCTCCTCTGGCTCTTCCTCTTCTTCAGACTGTTCCTCTGGGGTCTCTTCGTCTGGCGCGTCTTCCACACCAGACTCATCCTCCTCAGAAGCCGCTGTCTCGGTGTCCTCTTCGGACTCCTCGACTGGCTGCGTCTCACCAAGTTCTGCTTGTCCCTTTTGGGGGGCTAACATTGTTGAGATAGCACTGGCCGCATCGGCCATATTCATTGCTTGTATTTCTGCCATAGTATTTTCTTAAATTAAGGTTTTCTGTGATTTGCTAATAGCGTTCTGTGCAATTTTCCCGTTGTCCATTATTTTGATCAACTCTTGTCTTAGGCCATCAATGGCTTGCAACATACACCACGCTGTCTCGCGCCTCGCAGACTCTTCGGGTTTCGATGAACGAAATACCCAAAGTTGGTCGCCTTCTAATTTTGCAATTGCATTGTTGAGGGT